GTGAAAACTTCCAAAAGTTTATTGAGTATAACATCAAAGACGTTCAACTCATTGTTCGCATGGAAGAAAAGTTGAAACTGATTGAACTTGGTTTGACTTTGGCTTATGATACAAAGACCAACTATGAAGATATCTTTGCACAAACTCGTATGTGGGATTCAATGACATATGCCTATCTCTTAGAGAAAGGTATTGTTGTTCCACCTAAAGTTGTTCAAAGCAAAACATCGGCATTTGAAGGCGCTTATGTTAAAGACCCACAAGTTGGCCAACACAAATGGGTTGCTTCGTTTGACTTGAACAGTTTGTATCCACATTTGATGATGCAATACAATATCTCACCTGAAACATTGGTGCAGACAGAAGATTACACCGATGAAATGCGTAACATCATTATGAAAGGTGTTTCTGTTGAGAAGATGCTTGAGAAAGGTGTTGACTTATCTAAACTACAAGGTGCAACTATCACACCAAACGGCCAATTCTTCCGAACAGACAAGAAAGGCTTCTTTCCTCAAATGTTGGAAGATATGTATATTGACAGAAGCAAGTTTAAGAAGTTGATGTTGAAAGCAAAGCAAGATTATGAAAACGAAACTGACCCAACCAAACGAAAAGAAATCAAAAACCTCGTTGCAAGATATGACAACCTACAACTTGCAAAGAAAGTTTCTCTTAATTCTGCTTATGGTGCTCTTGGTAGCCAGTATTTCCGCTTTTATGATTTGCGGATGGCTCTTGGGGTCACTACTGCTGGCCAGTTGTCTATTCGGTGGATTGAAGCTAAAATAAATCAATACATGAATAAGATTCTCAATACGACTGGTATTGATTATGTAATTGCTTCTGATACAGATTCAATTTATCTCCGTATGGGTGAGTTGGTCGATAAGTTTATTAAAGACCAATCTGACAAACAGAAAGTAATTGCTCTCATGGATAAAATCTGTGAAGAAAAGCTTCAACCATTTATTGATGAATCGTATGATGAGTTGGCGAATTATGTTCATGCTTATGCTCAGAAGATGGTAATGAAGCGTGAAGGTCTTTCTGACAAAGGTATTTGGACTGCCAAGAAACGATACATTCTTAATGTGTATAACAATGAGGGTGTTCAATACAATCAACCTCAGATGAAAGTTATGGGTCTTGAAATGGTCAAGTCATCTACACCGAGTGCTATTCGGCAGAAGATGAAAGAATCAATTAAGATTATGTTGCAAGGCACCGAAGATGACATTCACAACTTTATTGCTGAGTTCAAGGCTGAGTTCAACTCATTACCGCCAGAAGAAATTTCTTTTCCTCGTGGCCTAAATGGTCTAAAAGAATACTCTGATAGAGTTACCATGTATAAGAAAGGCACACCGATTCATGTCAAAGGTGCTATTCTATATAATCATTATCTGCAACAGCTGGGTTTAACTAAACAATATCCATTGATTCAGAATGGCGAGAAGTTGAAGTTTACATATCTCAAACAACCAAACCCATTCAAAGATATGGTCATTTCATATCCTGTTCGTCTACCAAAAGAATTTGGCATCCATGACTTTATTGATTACGATATGCAGTTCAACAAGGCCTTTTTAGAACCAATCAAAGTGATTTTAGATTGCATGGGTTGGACTACTGAGAAGTCATCTTCACTAGAGGACTTTTTTGGATGAAAAACATTAGAGTAATCAAAACAGGAATCAATGTGTCAAAGATACTGGCACAATTGAAGCAATATCCTGAAGATTGGGAAGCTCAAAAAACTATGGATGGCCAAGTAGAATCTTTGATTGACCGTGGTTATGATGATATACCAGTTGGAGTTTTACAATTGGTTGTTGGTGGTGTTACTAAAGCGGAAGATTTTGTTGGTGATAGTGAGATTTGTATTCCAACTAAAGCATTTGATAAACATACCACGATTGTAAGTTTTCTAAAGAGGCATTTCAAAGATGTTAAACGCTGTGGTTTCTTATCGTTACCTGTAGGCGGTGAAGTAGGTTTACATATTGATGAAGGCACCTATTATTTAAACAAAGATAGATACCATTTATCAATACAAGGTCGTTATGAATATACAGTTGGTGATGAAAAGGTTGTTGTAGAACCTGGCACACTACTGTGGTTTAATAACAAGTTAAAACACGGCACTCAAAACATTGGTGATTGCACTCGTATTACCTTTGTTTTTGATGTGCCACATTCTAAATCTAACCCATGATACAAGCACTATTACCTTTTACAATAGCAATTGCTTTATCAGCGATAGCAGCATTTTATTCGGTGATAGGGCTTGCACAAATATTTCCTGGCTCATTCTGGCCAATCATTCTAATGGGTTCAGTTCTTGAATCCGCCAAGTTAGTAACAGTATCTTGGCTATATAACAATTGGTCTGTTACTGTGCGATTAATGCGTTACTATTTCTGTACCGCTATCATACTACTAATGGCAATTACAAGTATGGGTATTTTTGGTTATCTATCAAGAGCTCACATTGAATCTAATATAGTAGTTGGTGCCAACACAGTTCAATTAAAGACACTTGAAACACAAGAGAAGATTGCTCGTGATAGATTAGATTACTTACTCGCAAGAGCAAAAGATCCATCTACTGCAAGTAATAAACTAGACAAACAAATCCAAGAAACACAGGCAGAGTTAACTAGATTAACCAAAGAAAAGTTGCCTTTAATGGCAGAAGAAAACAAGTTGACGGCAGAGATTGGTCCGATTAAGTATATCGCCGAGATTTTCTATGACAGGAATGATGCCGGCTTCATAGATAAGGCTGTAAGATTAGTTATCTTCACCATCATCGTAGTATTTGACCCACTTGCCGTGCTTCTATTGATTGCTTCTAATCAAACATACAAAAGACTAAAGGCACAAGAACTAGAGCCAATTGAACCATTTAAAAGAAAGGCAAAGAAGAAAAAAGTGGTTGACAATCAGCCCACTTCTAGTTTAGAATCCTTTTATGTAGATGACAACACACACGAACTAATACCGAAAAACAAAATAACAACCCTTGACGGAGGCTCCTTTTAATATGAGTTTAATGGATAAAATTAAAAAGAATTCAACGATTAAAGATAGTGCAATTCTATCTAAATCTAAATTCTTTACAGATAAAGATATGGTACCAACTGATGTGCCTATGATTAATGTGGCACTTAGTGGTAAGTTAGACGGCGGAATTATTCCTGGTCTGACAATGTGGGCTGGTCCGTCTAAACACTTTAAGACTGCCTTCTCACTATTGATGGCAAAGGCTTACATGGACAAATATCCAGAGGCCGTATTGTTGTTCTATGATTCAGAATTTGGAACACCTATCAAGTATTTCGAAACTTTTGGCATCGACATGGAGAGAGTCCTGCATACGCCATTGACTGATATTGAACAGTTGAAGTTCGACATTATGCAACAGTTACAAGATGTAAATCGTGGCGATAAACTGATGGTTATTCTTGATTCAATCGGTAATTTGGCAAGTAAGAAAGAAGTTGATGATGCTCTTGACGGCAAATCAGTTGCCGATATGAGCCGTGCTAAACAAGTTAAGAGTTTGTTCCGTATGGTAACACCACATTTAAACTTGAAAGATATTCCAATGGTAGTTGTGAATCACACCTACAAAGAGATTGGTATGTTCCCTAAAGATATTGTTGGTGGTGGCACAGGTTCTTATTATTCTGCCGACAACATCTTCATTCTTGGTCGTCAACAAGAAAAGACTGGCACAGAAGTTACAGGCTACAACTTCATTATCAATGTAGAAAAATCTCGTTACACTAAAGAGAAATCAAAGATTCCAATTTCAGTATCATTTGATGGTGGTATTCAAAAGTATTCTGGCATTGTTGATATTGCCATTGAAGGTGGCTTTGTATCTAAACCAAGTCCAGGCTGGTATTCTAAAATTGATTTAGCTACTGGTGAAATTGGTGATAAGGTTCGCTTTGATGCTACACAGACAGATGAGTTTATGTTACCTCTATTGAAGTCTGACAAGTTCAAAGAATATGTAAATCAAAAATATGGAATAGCTTATGGAAACATTATGGGAGAAAGTAACCCAATTCTTTTACAAGAAGAAGAAGATGCCGCTTGAAGGTGTTGATTACAAGTTCATAGACTTTACCGATTCAGAATTAACCGGCATACAAGTCCTAAAGGGTGAGTATGCTGGTGTAGTATATCACTATGGTAAAGTCCGTGTTAAAGAACAAGGTGAGATGGGAGTATTAGAATTCGGTTATACTATCGTTAATCCTGGTAAACACGACATAGACGCCTTGCAAAACGATGAAGGTTTTGTTACAATCATGGGTGATACATTAACAGAAATACTTACAAGACAGGCAAATGAAACGATTAGAAAAGACGATTCTGAAGAATTTGATATACAATGAAGAATATGCTCGTAAGGTTATTCCATTCATTCGACCAGATTATTTCTCAGATGTAAACGAAAAGAATATTTTTAAAGAAGTCCAAGACTTCGCAAACAAATATAAGACTTTACCTACACACGAAGCTCTTGTAATCAATTTCACCGAAAGCAAATCGCTGACCGAACCAGAAGTTAGGTCGGCGATTGCCATTTTGGATGAGATACATGATGACAAAGACCCAAGTGAAGAACAATGGCTGATTGAGCAAACTGAAAAGTTCTGCCAAGATAAAGCTATCTACAACGGTATCATGGAAGCAGTTTCTATCCTTGATGACAAAACACACACAAAAGGCAAAGGCGAAATCCCTAAGATTTTAAGTGATGCTCTTTCTGTATCATTCGACAACTCTGTTGGCCATGATTATATGCAAGATAGTGATTCACGGTATGACTTCTATCACCGTGTCGAATCTAGGGTTCGTTTTGACCTTGACCTATTCAATAAGATTACTAAAGGTGGTTTTCCAATAAAGACATTGAATGTCGCTTTGGCTGGAACTGGTGTTGGTAAATCTTTGTTTATGTGCCATTGTTCTGCTAGTTCTATCAGTCAAGGCCATAATGTATTGTATATCACGATGGAAATGGCAGAAGAAAAGATTGCTGAGCGTATTGATGCCAATTTATTGAACATTGACTTGAATGAATTACAAACAATCAGTAAAGATGATTACATCCGTAAGTTTGATGTGTTGAAGAACAAGACACAAGGCAAGTTAATCATCAAAGAATATCCAACTGCCTCTGCTCATGCAGGCCACTTCCGTGCTTTGTTGAATGAATTGAAGTTGAAGAAGAACTTTACACCAGATATTATCTTTATTGATTATCTAAACATCTGTTGTTCAAGTAGAATTAAGATGGGTGCAAGTATCAATTCATATGCCTACATCAAGTCTATTGCTGAAGAACTCCGTGGTCTGGCTGTAGAGTTTGGTGTGCCAGTTGTAACTGCGACACAAACAACAAGAAGTGGTTTCAGTAACACCGATGTGGGACTTGAAGATACTTCTGAATCGTTTGGTCTGCCTGCAACTGCTGACTTTATGTTTGCTTTGATTTCTACTGAAGAACTTGAACAGTTGAATCAGATTATGGTTAAACAATTGAAGAATCGTTATGGTGACCCCAATCTATACAAACGATTTGTAATTGGTGTTGACCGTGCTAAGATGAGATTGTATGATGCTGAACAATCAGCTCAGAATGATATCGTTGATAGTGGTCAAGAAGATGATAAGCCATTGAATACTTTTGGTAACAGAGAAAGAAAATTCAATAACAAGTTTGAAGGCATCAAAATCTAATGAAGCACCGAACCCTCTACAAGAAACTACATTCATTTGCCCCTAAGTTTGAAGGAATAAAAACTAAGGGTCAAGTGATGTGGTGGGTTCGTAAAATGTTATCACCTTATAATGTTAAGGTGAGTAGGATGATTGATAAAACGAATAGTTGTATTAGTGGTTTAACTATTGGTGGGTTCTATGACCCATCGGCCGACTTTGATGAGAAAGACATTGAAATCTATTTAATGTTTCGTGAAGAACATAGTGGCATTTGGTTTGATTATTTGGATGTTGAAGTGATGATTAATGAAATATTTAAAACATTAGTCCATGAAAAACGCCATCGTTACCAATTCAAACAAAGAGGACTTGCCTATGGGCCAGTTTACCGATTGTGTAAGAAGATAGAAGATGAAAAGTTGGCAGATGAATTAAAATATTATGGCGATCCTGATGAGATAGATGCCTATGCTCAAGAGGCAATCATTGAAGAACGACTATATGGACACTCAGAAACTAAGGCTAAATACAAAGAACTATTTGACATCCACGATAAAAAGGTGTATAATAGCTTCTTAAAGAAATATTACACATACGATAGAAAAGTTACCTTATGAATTTGAGTAGAGAACAGGCAAACTATGTTGCCTCGGTGTTTGAAGATTACTTTGGTAATTTCAATCGCATTGATGAGTATATGCGTGAGCAGAAACTAAACTCATTGAAAGATTGGCCAGTTGCATTACCAGGATGTGGACCTGAAGAAGATTTGTTTTCAGATTTTACCATGGATCCACAGAACATGGAGTTTGATATCGTTGACCTAGAACCACAAAGATGGCAACAATACTTAGATATCATTTCATCACACAATAATCTATCATCACCTGGCCGTAATGTAAGACTAGCAGTATTAGAAAAGACAACTCAGAAATGGGTTGGTTTTATTCGTATCGGTTCACCAACTATTATGATGAAGCCTCGTAATCAGTTACTTGATTGTGTTATCACTAATGAAACTGCCACGACCAAGTCATTCAACAATGCTTCTGCTATGGGCTTCGTCATCGTACCTGCACAACCATTTGGTTATAACTATCTTGGTGGTAAACTCTTGGCTGCCATCTGTTGCTCACATGAAGTCCGTGAGATTCTCAATAAGAAATATAAGATGAATATGTGCCTGTTTGAAACAACCAGTTTGTATGGTTCTTCAAAGGCTATCTCACAGTATGATGGTATGAAACCATATCTACGATTCAAAGGTGTAACTGAATCAGACTTTCTTCCAATGATGCACGGCAAACCATATGATGACCTCAAAGACTATGTTGAGGGTATTGTTGGTGAGTTTGTTCCACCTGATGCCTCTAGTCGCAAGTTAAAGATTAGTAATACAATTATTGCTATGACTAAGGCTGCCTTAAAACCACACAAAGAAGATTATGATAGGTTCATGGCTACAATCAACAAGGCCAAGTCCCTAACAGAACAGAAGCGTTACTATGTGTCCAACTATGGTATTGCAAACTATAAAGATATCGTTCTTGGAAAGACTTCTGAGATTGTCAAGGATGAGAACTATGATAAACACCATTTGGCTAACATTACAGAATGGTGGAAGAAGAAAGCAAGTGCTAGATTTGTATCATTACAACAACAGACTAAGGTTAGGACAGAGATGGAAGTATGGACAAGTGGCAAAGTCCTTGACATAATTAGATAGCCGTGATAGGATAAATACCTAATAAATTAAAACGGTTAGGTATTATGAAAATCCCATCAAAAGTTAATGTAGATACAGGAGGCGGTGGTTCAGGCGCTGGTGCCGAAGTTACTGCTCTTGCTGAAAGTTTGCAGGCATATGCTTGTGCAACAAGACAATTCTTAGGTAAAGACCTTGTTGAGGTATCACAAATTACAGAAAAAACCATTGGTGATGCTGATTGTGATAGAACATTAAAAGCGTGTATGAAAGGTTTAGATGAGATTTGGTTTAGTAGTGTAATTAGAACTGCTAATCAAATCTTCATTGATGTTCCTGGTGCAAGTAGTGGTAAATCTTTTAAATTCTATCGTGGTGGTAAATTTGTAAATGATATCTATGATGAATGGCGTAGAATGAAAGAAGGTAGTGGTATTACTGGTGATGACAAATGGAATCCTGCTGACATTTGGATGGCTAAAAAAGGTTTTAAATTTAAAGATGGTTGGAAATCTTTAAGAGATTACAATCGTTACATCTATGATGCCTTTGCGAATACGGAATTGATTGGCATTTCATTGAAGAAGTTAGGAAAAGAAGGTGCAGCTCATTCTAAGATTTTCAATAATGGTAAACCACTAACTGCAAACTTTACTGGCATTAAACTTGGTATGAATATGTTTGATTCGAAAGACATTTATATTCAGTTCAGGTCAGAAGGTAAAGATGGTGAAATTCAATTAAGAAATTTCTCTAGTAGACCAGAACCATCTTCATGGCAAGGTGAGATTAAAGGTAAGACGGCTGCAGGTGGTAAAATCGGCGGCGGTGTTATCTTTGCAGGTGCTGTTGATACTGGAATACAAAGAACCAAATTAACATTTCCAAAAGAAGTGCCTGTTCAAAAACCATCTGATGCTGACTTTAAAAAGTTTGCAACAATGTTTAAAGAGTTATCTAAGAGTAGAGAATCAATTCCTAATTTAATAGCAGAAGCAAAAGCAGGACACAGAAAAGATAAGACCTGGTGGATGTCTAAGTATATTGGAATTGACTTAGTATATACTATGATTCAAAACAAAAAGATTGATGCATTGTGTTCATATATGTTTCAATATGCATCATCTGCCACTAAAAATAGTAGCATTTTCATAAAGTATAGCGCATGAAATTCACAGAATATTTAACAGAAGAAAAAGCAGGAAAGAATGTTCACTTAGAACATATCGAAGATGAAATGCTTAATCGTGGCGTAACAGGCGCTCGTGAAGCAATTAATTTTCTCCGT